GAACAACCCCGGCAAGTCATCCCACAAGCCACTTGAGTTATCTTTACGTTCTACATTAGCCTCGACACGACTACGAACCCTACGGACAGCGCCAGTATCAATGTATGTACTGAAGTCATATGTAGCTTCCGAGGGTGCTGTAGACGGGTCAGTAATCTCAAGCGCACTGCTGACAACACTACAATCAGTCTTGGTGCCGCTAAAGGTAGGGTCTTCTACTTGAGTGTCTGTGGTTGTAAAGTTCTCTATGTTAGCTTCAGGGACAACCACAGAAGTGTAGCCCTCAGAGGCAATACTTGATTTGTCTATAGCTTTAATGTGATATGTACCCGGTCTAGTAGGAACAGTCACAGCAGACGCAGGGCGAGGTACTTTATCTACAGCAGTTGTAGCATTAGCCCAAGTAGCACCAGCTTCCTCAACAGAGTGCCTGATGCGGTAGTAGCTAAGGTCCAGATCAGCTACAGGTTCCCATTCAAGGTGGATACTAGCACCATTAACTTCAGCAGTAAGCCCAGACACATCAGCAGGGGGGCCAAGGAGACCATCAGCAGAGATACCGAATAAGAACTCCCACTCCCCCTTGACGCCAAAAGTGTTGATAGCTCTAGCCCTGAAGTCATAGTCACCTGTCTCTAGGTCAACAACACGGTACAACCCAAGTTCACCACTGCCAACACTTGTGTACTCACTCTCAGAGGATTCCTTGAACTCTACCTCAACCCTGTCAATACCTTCAGGTCGCCCAGAGCTTACAGTAACATCAATAACATTGGTCAGTTTTTCACGAAGGATTTGTGTAGTCGCTGAAGCGCTAAGACCAACAGAGGGGACTTCAAAGGCAGACAGCAGGGTGGTATTATCACGCTCATAGACAACCCCATCATCAACCTCATCAAAAACACTCTCACTGATCTCACGGAGAGTCATCTGAACTTGAAGGTCGTACTTATCAACAAGCCCGAAAGTCCAACTAGTAACCTCAAACTCTTTGGATTCCCAACCAAAGCGGTCAACAGTCAGGTTAATGATGTCACCAGTTTGTACCTGAAAGGCTTTAAGTCCAAAGGAAGCACTTACAGTAAGTTGCTGACGGTTACGCTCAAGAGCAATCCTAGCAATCCTACGAGCCTCAGAAGCATTATCTGTAAAGGGTAGCTCAAGGTCTAGGACACTCTCTTGGTTGTTGTCAGCCTCAAGGAAGGCACTGTTAGTTACTTCAGGGTAGTCAGTCACTTGCCAATTAGATTCTTCACCACGGAAGGTTCCTTTGACAGTGTTGAAGTTATCCCTGCGAGAGTGACGTGTCTTGACAGAGATACTACTGCGAAGGTCATCCTCAGTGAAACTAACAGTGGGTGCCACATAGTAAGCAGGCTTCATACGCCACTCACCTTGAGCATACCACAGCAACCCACCCATAGAGGTAAGGATGTCATTTAGAATGTCTACAGGAGCTACCTGAGTAACAAAAGCACCATTGCAGGTGTACCTAGTGCTGCTATCTAAAGTGTCAGTCTCATCACAGACATCAGCAGCAGAAGCCACAAGGGTGTCATCTATGTTTGTAGTTGCCTCATTAAGACCATAACCCTCAGTGATGTAATCTCTCAAGCAAAGAGCAGGGTTATCAGACCAAGCTATAGTATCAGACCTTGGGTCATATATTTTTTTGCCCTTGACTGTAGCTGTGATGTCAGGTACACCGTTAGGAAATGCGTTTTGGTCAAACTGAAGTCTAACATACAGGTACGCAATACCACGAAGTCTGTGTTGGTTGGTCCACTTATCAGACGCAGCTACAAGATCACTATCAGCAGATTGGTCAGGAGACCCTAAGTGAGTGTTTACTCGAATCTTACCTACGTACTTATCAGGAGCAGTTACCTCACCACTACCATCTAAAGTGACAACCTCATCGTTGACGTAGACCTCATCGAAGGACTCTACTTCATGCCCTGCAAAAGCAATGACCCTATGTAGGAACTTGTTGTTAGTCCCTGTGGTCTCATCAAAGACAATGACGCCACCTGTACGTACACGGCCATAGATGATCTGGTGGTCTAGCGCAGACCCTCTAGTGGTAACTTGATAACCACGATTAGAACCTGCTGTCTTAGGTTTAGGTGTAAGGGCATTAAGGGCAAGGCCAATAGCTGTACGAGCTAAAAAACTAAAGGCTACAGCAGCCCATCCACTAGCAATGGTCGTCCCGAAGGCAGTGATTGCAAAAGCTGAGACACTTCCAGCAGCACTTACGGCAAAGGCGGTAGATAAAGCAGCGACAGCGGCAGTAACAGCCATTATAACACCTTCTGGAATTTAGTTTCTATCTCAACATAACCCATACGGTTCATAAAGCTGTTGATAGGTTTTTCTGTAGTACCCACAATATGAAATACTTTAAGGCCATCTTCCCGAAGGCAGTCTTCGGTGAACTCTAACAGTTTTTTAGCAACCGCTTTGCCCCTATGTGACCTAGCAACAAACAAACCATCATCACAAGCCAGCACAGAACCTTTAGAATGTAAGTTGGGGGTAAGAAGAACCCAAAGGTAGCCAACAAGAGTATCACCATCTCTAGCAGTGAATATCTTAAGCATTCCAGCTTCTTCAAGTTTCTCATATGCGTCCCAGTCCATGTCCCAATCAAACACGCTACGAACAGGGTAAACTTCGTTGTAGTGGTCTTGGATAAGATTCTCTACATCCCCACGGACACTGTAAAGAAACTCTTGTTGATACTTAACCATTACGGCCCCACACCACTTTCTTATCTTGCAGACTCTCAACAAAGTCCAACCCCAAGTCACCGGGATATACAGACTTCTGATAGGCACTTGTGTATCTACGAGTTCTGGCCCTTTCCAAGTCAATCAGCTTGTTCTCTACCTTGAGTTCAATAGCGCTAGTCTCAGGTGCCTCCTCAATGTTCATCTCATCCATGTAGCCAGAGAAGATTTGAGTGAGGTTGCTGTAAGTGTTTCCGTCTACCATACCAAAGTAGATATTGCACACACGGCCTTGATAAGCACTCTGGAGGGCCAGTGAGATAACTTCGCTAGGGACACCACTCAAAGTGATTGTAGCCCCCCTCACAGCTAATTCTGTGGTCTCCTCAATAGAACTGATATTTAGAAGATTCCCTGTACCAACATAAGTGTCTCCGTCAATCGTAGCCTCGCCCACACCAGTCCAAAGCCTAAGAGGTCCACTGTCGAAAATAAGTTCAATAGCAAAGAAAGGGTAGACTACGGCATCATCAAGAGCGTTCTCAACAACAGTAGTAATATCTCTCGTAGCCATTAAATCAAATCCTCTACAGCTTCGAAACTAATACCGTATGCACTAGCGTTATTGATTGACCAAGACGACACATTGGTAGCGAGCCTAAAGACACCTTTTGGGTTGTTGTACACCACAGTCTCATCAGTGTAGTCACTACGAAGGGCAGGCCAAATCTCTAAGCTACCATCACCAGTCTGGTCGAGAAGCACTTGGTGCAACTTCGCAGCAGAACCGCTACCCAACTGAATGTAATCACCAGCCTTAAGTGTTCCTGTCATGGTTACTGTGGCTGTCTCATCACCTGCACTACCACTAAGAGTAGCACTAGAGACATCACCACGAGGAGTAGCATAGTCAGGGTCGCCTAGTAGGAAAGTCCCTTGTTTGCCTTTAAGTGCAGTCAGAAAGGCTTTCCACTCAGCAGCAAGGTCTCTACGCACCGTAGGAATATTAACAGAAGCCTCCCACCGTTGACCGGGGTGTGCTACCACTTGTTGCTTGTAGGTAAAGGGAGACTGAGAGGTAGCTACAGCGTTCACTGCACGTATCTCAACAGACTCAATCCCGATGGTAGTGGGGGTACTTAGAGGATATGATATAGCCAAAGGTTACCCTCCAAAGGTTGTTCTAAAGGCACCACCACGGGCGCGTTGATCCAAGACTTGCTTTTGTGTCAGTTGAGCAATCTTAGGTGCTTCTTGAGCAATGATACGTTTAACAGAGTCATCACCATTGGCTTGGAAGTTAAAGCTCTGGTTGATAACTACAGGCTGTTGTCCGCCACTAGATTCCACACCCAACTTACCGTTCTTACCACGCTTAAGAGGCATAATAGCTTCAGGACCAGCTTCACCCATGACACCCAGACCACCAGAGTGTGCAAACCCGGTTGGAGCAGTAACAACACCACCATTGGCGTAGGCCGTTAGTTTTCCACCTTGCTCAAAAGCATTACCATTGGCCGAGAACAAAGCACTCGCAGCTTTACCCAAAAGCCCACCACCTGAACTACCTTTCTCACCGAACAGACCATCAAGGATAGGTTTAATGACTAGAAGCTCAAAGGCTTGCTTGAGGACCAAACGTGCCATGTCCTTGAAGGCTTCACCAGCAGACTTACTACCATCTACAATAGACATGAAGGCATCTCCAAGAGAATCCCTCATAGTGTCAGCGATCTTCTGCATTGGGTTTTCTGCTTCGTTAAGGGACGCTATGTAATCCTGAAGAACTTGGTTAGCTTCATCTGTTAGTTTAGGGTTAAGTTCAATAAGTTTGTTGACTTTTTCTTTAGCTTCAGCCACCTTAAGTTCTGTTGCATAAGCCTCATCGTAACTTGCACGAAGTGCGTCTACAGCGTCTTTAGCCTTTCGGAGTTCTTGCTCTTGTTTCTCAGTAGCAGACATACCACCACCACCACCTGAAGAGCCTCCAGAGGTTCCTGCCGCCATAGATTGTCTGTCAAGAAGGTTGAAATACTCTGCACTTCTAAACCCAGAAACATTAGGTGTTCCCGGAAACTCACCTGCTTCATACCTCTCTGCAAAACTGCGGTCTTCAGACTCACCTTTAAGTGTCCTGATTTTGTTGATACCTTCAATAATCCTGTTAATAAGACCATTCACACCTGTAATAGCATTATTCATCCAAGAGGATTCAGGAGCTTCCTTGACCATTACTCGAAGCTGGTCTTCCATCTCGACAAGATTTTTAAGGATGACTTCGGCTGTAGGAGAAACCTCTTCCATACCTGAAATGAGCCTTTGGACCTCTTCACGAGCAGCTATTACTGCCCTTTTTTGATCCTCAAAGGTAGTTTGCTTGCCGATCTGCCCCAGCATATACTCCAGATTTCTAGCCGAGTCATTGGTAGTGTCAAAAGCCGATTTTAAGCTGCTTTGTACATTACCCAACAATGAATCGAGAGAATTAAACAACTCCTCAATGCTAGCAGCTTGCGCGTTTAATGCTTCCTGTAACCTTACCTCTTTTAGAAGTTGTATGTGTTCAAGAAGTTCAGCGTTGACTTCCCCATACCTATCCCTTAATCCAACAAGACCTTGTTCATAAATATCTACAACGGACTCTACGGTAGATAACGCTTGCTCTGTTTCTGATAGCACATTGTTAAACTGTTTGGCTGCATCGCTTGCCCTCATCATACCACCGGCTAGCATGGTAAATGCCGAGAGTCCGATACCAACAACAGCACCAGCAAGCCCCGGCATAAGGCCCGCTAACTGAGTACCTTGCTGACCAAAGGCCATCATTGCATTAGTACCACTCTGAACCTGAACAAAGAAGTCACCAACCTGATAACCCACCTGCTGAGCCACCATACCAAACTTGTTAGTAGATTTCCCAGACATCCTTTGAGCATTAGCCAACCGTTGTGCTTCAGCAGCAGCATTAGTTGTGGCGACAGTCGTCTGATTCAGCTCTTTCTGAACGATATTCTGAGCAGCAGCAGCCCTTTTAGTATTGTTCACCTGCCTCTGGAGTGCCCCCGAGTAACGCTGAACTTCTTTCTGAAGGGTTGTATAACCCCCGGCATGTTGAGAGTTCTTCTTGATTAGTTGCTGAACACCACGCTGATAATCCCTGTTGGTAATAGTCCCCTTTTGAAGTTGACGGCCAAGGGCTTTAATGTCATTGGTCAGTCTCTCAGTGACACGTCCAGCCTTAACAACACTCTCGTTGCCAAGAACTTCCATAATGATTTTAATGTCAGCTTCAGCCATTAGCAGTAACAGTCCTCATATACACTTGATCCAACCTCTTTAGTACCTTTATATCCCAAGCACTAATGGGTGTTTCAGTGAGTTCCTTCCAGTGGTGTAATTCAGTATAGGTAATCGGGTTGGGGCCTGAGAAGCCAGCAGTTCTAGCAGAGTTCAAATCAATAAAGGCCAGCCAGAGATATATAAGTAACCTTGGGAATTGTGTCGGGTTGTCCAATTCTTTAGGTGTATATCCGGCTGACCTTTCAACTTGTTGTAAATGTTCTCTCTTGCTAATGCCTTGTTCATCTGTCTGATTAAGGGTAAACTCGTGTTCAGCCCAAGACAGAAGTTTAGACACTAGACCTTCGTAAAAACGTCTGCTGAGTTCTCCTCTTCCTGAAGTTGCTCAACAATCCAGAACGCTTTAGTATAGATATCTTTAGCAGTCTCAGGGGTAAACTCGACCCACTCCCCGCCGTAATAAATCTGCCAAGCAACTGTAGTCTCAGCCATAACTTCTACACGGTCTTGTTCAGCTTCATACAGGTCAATATCTACATCAGTGTTTTTGGCTTTCTGTGCAGCTTTGAGATACTTCTGTGTGCGTTTATATTGTGCCTGTTTGTACTCAGCAGTGTGAGGCAGGTAACGTTCAATCCACATCTCTTTCTTGTCATGCTTCAGTGGGCTACCATCACGAGGGTCAATCAGTTTAGTAACTACAGTGTCTTTTTGTGGGGTAAGACTTGAGAGGTCCATATCGGGTATCCTTTAGAGTTTCTGTGTGCGTTCTAAGACTTGAAGCCTATCAAGAGCTTCTTTAAGTTCAAACATACTGATAGATGCAAGAACTTTCTGCCCACATTTCATCTGGAGTTCATCGGGGTATGTAAACTTCCCAGTATGAGGGTCGTGTTTCCAGTGGACTTCTAGCTCGAAAGGTTTCATCGGGTATATCCTTCAGTTGGGTTGTCGGGTTACTTTTGAATTAGCGGCTGGAGACCTCACCCGACAGAAGCCTCCAGCCTATCCCGCGCAGGAATTACTTAGGTCGTGTCAGGGCGCTGGATCATCAGGTTGGTCTCGGTAGTCGCATCATACAGAGCCACAAACGGCAGAGTAATAATGCGGCTGGTTTGGCCCTCAAGAGGAACATCAGCGCCATTGATCTTAATCTTAGGGAAAGTGAAGGTGTATTCATTAGCGCCAGTGGGGTCATTCACTGACACGACAAGTTCACTTTCGTCTTCATCAATAAAGCGGTTGATAAGACTCGCGTCCTCAAAGTAAGCAGTCAGTGTACCTTCAACAGTAGCCATGCCAGTTTCTAGTTGAGGGGTTGTATCATCACCAACAACAAAAGTAGCTGTTTGAGCGTTGTCAATAGAAAACTCAAGGCTGGTCACGATAGCAATAGTACTAGAGTTTGCAACATCACCGATAGCAACGTCACCGGAATAACTATCGAAAGGTTGTGCGATAGTAGCAGCATCAACAGTTTTACCTGTTCCACTAATAGTCATGTCCTTGCCAACCATACCAAAGGTTGTAGTCACCATCTGGTTAGGGGCAATGGAAACAGACATGCTGGACACAGACATACCTGTAAAGAGGCGATATTGAGAGATGTCGTTAGCAGCATCCTCAATAGAGAAATACTTGGGGGTAGTTCCAACCTTCAGTTCATCAGGTGCCGAAGAAGGACTTGCGTCCCAAACACTCTGAAGGGCTGACTCAAGAAACGGATCAAAGTTACCATCACGAAGGTCAACTACAATATCACCAGCAGCTTGACGGTTCCCGTGGCGATCCACTCGAAGCATACGATCCGGTTGGATTTCATTACCAGTAACTCGTTCTTTAGTGGGATTAAGCGTGTGTGTGTTTGGTGCGAATGCTGTAAAGTTACCAGCGGGGGTTGTGCCGAAAGTGGATTCTACGATATACGACAGACCACTACGACTTCCTTGGGCGAAGCTCATTTAGGTTCTCCTTGATTAAGAGTATATGTACCAAGAGATGTTAACAGGGACCATAAAGAAAGCCCCGTCAGGCATCCCTTGTTCTCTCTCAGCGTAACGGATGGATACGATAGTGCCATTGTTGGATACGTCTGTCGTAGCCTCAAAAGCATCAATAATCTTGTCTGCCAGATCATCAGCAGCAGCAGGACCAAGACCTTCAGGTACAAAACAATCTACCCTAAAAAGACCTTGATAATACATCTGTGGATTAAGCCCTCTGACAGCAGGCTCTCTTACCGTAGGAACTAGACGAGGCTTGACGAATGAGGTTCCTGTAGTGGGACTATAGGTAAGGTTCTCCCAAGCCACTTCAGGAAGCCCAGAAATACCAGACAGCTTCACCTCAAGAGCAGCGCGGATGTCATCATAGATACTAGCCATTACCTGAACTTATCCCTTACAGTAGCTATGGTGGCGTATTTAGCGTCAACGTCTTTGGCATGGGGTGCTCTGTTGTTAAGCTCTGCTCCACCCTGCTCTAGAATCTGCTCTGAGTAGGTGGCTGCATCACTTCGAATGTTACCCTTAGCCTCTTCTTTTTTAGCTTGCGCATCAGGAACCCTCTCGGATCGGGACTGTCTTGAGCGACCACTGCCAGAGCCTATAGGACGAATTGACCAAGACTCAACAAAAGCACCAGAGTAAACAGGGGAGATTTGGACAGCGTAAGTACCTATATTCACCAGAGTGTCTTCTAGTTTCTCTTCTATAAAGGACTCTAGTTTCTTCTGTTTTTTATCTAAAGACGCTTGGTTTATTCTGATAGAACTCATTATTCTCTCACCTGACAAATATAACAAGTTAGGGTATCAGCATGGTAAATCTTCTGCACAGAAACTACCTTAACAGTGTCGCCAAAGCCTATAATGAAGTCTTCAGAGTCAGGCTCAGGTAGGTTAGTACCAGAGGTATCACTAGCAGGCAAAAGGGCTTTACGGTCCCCCATGAGAATACTGTCGTTATTCACTTCAGACAGTTGGTATTCAGCCATGTAACACTTAGCAGTATAGTCCGTATTTGTAGTCGAACCTACAGTACCAGTCGTAGGATCATAGGAGCCATAAGCAGGCTTCCTAAGAGTCACCTCCTGACCAAACTGGTTCACCATAGTCTGCATAGCCATAGCGGTAAGAGAAGCCATTAGGTATCCTCATAACCATAGTCCATACCATCATAGGTAGGCGGGTTCCAAAAGCGGTCCCTACGGAAAGAAGGTTTAACACGATTAGTCTGCTGTCGTGCAATCTCAATCTCAGTCTTAGTGATACCACCAGCCTTGACACCAATACGAGCACCTGCTTTAGTACCTTGATACTCTAGTTGGTCTGCCAGTTGGTAATACTGCTTGGCAAGGTCGCTATACTCTACAGACAGTTGACCATCTAGTTCTGTAGTGACCTGTCGGGAATATTTACTTGCAACAGTACGAGCCAACCAAGCGGCTGCATAATACACGTTGTCATTAGTCTCGCTCAGTGCGAAAGTAACTTCTTCGTCCTGCACTTGTTGGTCATTGGTGTTAGTATCACCCAACAGAAGACGAGTGGCATTAAGACGCCCTGATGCTGTATCAGTTCCGAGGTTTGTTTCATCATAGCTAAAAGACAAAAGGGCGTCTCCTGTTGTTATTCACCAAGAATGGTGTCACGAATCTCGTAAAATTGCTCCGCGATCCAAGGGTTGTGGTTAAGGAACCTACGGATAAGACCACGTTGCTTATCTTCGATCTTGGATTGCTTACATTTTTTGTTGTTGAACTCTTGGTTAGAGCTTGTGCGGTCCTTGACAATAGCATTAAGCTGGGTCACAACGCTCCTGAGGTCTTCAGCGTTCATTTCACTGAGGCGGTCCCCAACCTTATTAGCTTTGTTAAGTTCTGTATTGTGGTAGATAAAACCTTGGGCATACAAAGAAGCAGCATCTTTAGTATCAATGTTACGTTCTGCCCAGTTGAAATGCTCTGACTTTTTCCACTGTTTACCATCAGCAGTAAACGGGATTTTGACAAACACTGGCCAATCTACTTGAAAGCCCAGATAACGGGGGTGCATACCCTCACGGTTAATAGCCATAGTCGTTCTCCATAGAAAGTCTAAACTGTTTAGGATGTTTTATTATTGGGGAGTGCCCCTAGTCCGAGGACCAAGGACACCCCAGTAGTATAAATTAGCTGATAGCCGAGTTGATGAAACCACCAAGATCAGAGCCAGTAACTTTCATCTGATAAGCCATCTTAACCTGAATATGCTCTGCAACTTGTTGACGCTTCAGTGCATCATCCGAGAAGGACTCAACCGAAACACCCAAGTTGTTTGCACCCGGAATGTTGTTCCAAGCAAAGGTCATACCAGCGGCAGGGGTCATCAGGCCCCCCGAAGCAGGGGTGTGAACCAGCAGAACGTGGTTGCCACCAATAAAGCTGTTGCTTTCAGCGACACCCTCAACCGAATCATTCTCGATTGCTTCCATCACATAGAAGTTCTCGACTTCAAAGATTTCTGCCAGCTTCGAGTTAGCCACCAGAGCAGTGTTAGTGATAGTAGCACCACCGTTGAGGCGATCCAGAATATCAGGGTTGTTAATCAGAGCGTCACGAACTTCTTTACCGACAACCATAGTGTTAGGCTTAAAGCCACCCGACTTAAGTTGAATGGTACGACGCAGGCGAGTAACGTCCTGAATCGGGGTCGAGTTGGTGTAGTCGTCCCAGTTAGTGACTTCAGCAGCGGTGTCGTTATCACCGTTAGCAACACCATCCCAGTTAGTACCCCAGACACCATCAGCGAAGAAGGTGGAGGCGAACTCGTTTTCACGGTGGATCAACAGACGGTTAACCAGAGTGGTCGAACCTGCCGAGCGGATGTCCAAAGCGGCATCTTCATTGGCAAGCGTCTGCTCGTCAAAGTCCATACCAAGGCCGTACACATCAGCAAAATACGAGTCATTCGAGATGCTCATGCCGATGCGGTTGACTTCAGTGCGCGGGGCGAGTTTCTTAACGTCACCCTTGCGGTTCATGTTGTCGCGGTCGTAGATGTAGTACTTGTCCGACTGACGCTCAACGCCAACCAACGGGAACACCTTGTCCGCGATAAAGTTTTCTTGAGATTGTACATAAGCCAGCGTCAGGTTTGTGAGCGGCTGGTCAATATGCACCTGACTTGGAGTCAAAAGAGGCATAATATTTATCCTTTGTTTCTAGTTAGGCCGCAGCGTTGCCGCCCTGAATGAGTTCAATGGCAAAAACTTGACCATCAACGGCATCCTCAAGAGCATAACCCATGATAACATCGTCAGTGGCAGCAGTCACACAGTTGCCGTCAGCATCAGATGCAACAGAGTCACCAGCAGTGACAGAAGCACCAGCTTCAACGATAGTCTTGCCTGTCATAACGACAGTAGCGGCTTTGCCAGCAGCATCAGGCTCGTTGTAGAGGACACCGATTGCTTGTGCGCCATCACCAGCAAGATCGACCTGACCATCAGCAGCAAGTGCAACGAATTTGAATTGACCAGCTGACAGATCACCGCCAGCTTCGAATGTGCGCGTATCGCGACTTTGGAATACGGCCATTGTTATTCTCCTTTACGAATGGCTTTAAGGACTTCCCGACCTTCATCAGTCTTAGAGACCTCAGCATAGGCTTGCGGATAGTCCGATTTTTTCATTTCCTTGGTTTCCATGTGGGCTTTAACCATAGCTTCCATCTTGTCGTTTGCCGAGGTGAACTCACCATTAACATCCGACTTACCAAGTTCTTCCATTTTGTCCTCAAAGGCTTTATCAGCAGCGTGAAGGGCTTCCATCAGCATGTCCACTTCGTCCATCTTTTCGACAGCAACCAAGAGGCTTTTAGCAACCTCAGTCTTGAAGTGGGGCAGTTCAGCTTCAGCACGTTTCGTCAGAGCGGCATCAGCCTTTTCAATCTCTGCTTCCTCAAGTGCTTTCAGGATAGGTGCAGGAACGTCTGCCTTGTTGATTTGCTCACCGCCATATTCGATGAACTCTTCAGGTGCTTTTTTCTCAATAGCATCTGCCTTAATCACGTAGCCTTCATCCAGAAGGCCTTTACGCAGGCGTTCATTTTCAGCTTTGAGTTCTTCGGCTTGTGCTTTGAGGGTTTCAACCTCGTCAGCCGATTTCTTCATGTCATTCTCATAAGCCTTCATAGCTTCTTCCTCAGACATCCCTTTGTCCATATAAGGCTTCAGCTTAGCTTTCATGTCGTCAGACATCTTTTCAGTAGTTTCTGTCATAGTATCTCCTTGGGAGGTATCTCGCTTATACAGAGGGGCCATTGCCAACGGGTTCGCAGGGCGATCTACCAGCGATAGCTCCTCAAGTTGGAGTTGTTTAAGAAGGTTAGGCAATGTAGTCCTCCTTTACGGCACGGCCCCCAATAGAGAAGGCCCTTAGTTCACCAGACTTGACACGCTTCCAGACGGCATCATCGTAGACTTTATAAGCCACAACCCATCCTTCACGGTCACACTGGATTCCGAGAGCATCACAGATTTCTTTGGTAACTGGCAGAGAGTGGATGACTTGCCCTGTCGCTTCTCCCTCGTGCATAGTTTTACCAATCCGTACATGCTCCATAAACTCATTGACAGCCTTGACCAAAGTCTCAGCCTCAATAACGTCACCTTGGCGGTCTACTACTGTCTCACCCTTTTCGGTAATGACAGAGGCCCAGCCATAAATGATTTGTTGTTCTTCATCGACCTTAAGAATCTGGCCGGTAATGTCTGATTTTGTCATCTCACTGACGGTCATGTCTTCTTCCCACATCCGGCAGGACCAGTAACGGGCTGACGTTTTGTCTGTTGCAGTGTCGCAGTTGTGACGAGCGCGAAAATTGCTACGGGCATCAGGGTCATCACGTCTAATCTCCATATCAGGGGAACCGAAAGTCACCTTCTTGGTCTTATCACCATCCTTGACGTAGACCCCAAACTTTTTGCTAGAGCCACTAGGCAGACGGAAAGGCTTGTTGAGAGTAACCTCCTCGCCTTGGTAGTCAGCTTTACACATGATCTCAGCCACTACAGCCCTAAGAGCCTCTGTACTGTCCATACGCTCGTCTTCTTCCTCTTCGGCATACTCACCACCCGCCATGTCACTATAGTGCTCTAGGTAGGCACTGTGGCTCTCTCCGGGCATATACACTGCCTGACCATCATACTCATGCACATGGATGTCACCTTCTAGTCCAAGGTCCATACTACGAGCGCGGGCTTCCATCTCAGTGGTAAAGATGTCATTAGCGTATTTAGCCTTAAGAACTTTGGTCATACTAGCGTCTCAGTCTATTGGTTTCTACGAGGGCCAAGCAAAGATTACTGAAGGCTCTGGTGTTGTTGGTCTCTACAAGTGATACTCGAAAGTCTAGGTCAGTTTTCTCTGGGAAAGACGGATATATCGGAAAGTGTATAGAGTAGTTGTTTTGGTATACTTCTGCGATATGACCAATCCTAAACCTACCTACACCACCCTCTCTCACAAAAGACCTAAACTGTGCGTCCTCACCCTTTTGTACACCGTGGTCTTGATGAAGGATAAAGCCTGTGTAACCTAATGGGACTGTGTAAACCAACTGAAGTGACTGGGAGAACCCAATTTCAATGTGACCCACTACTGTTCCAGTTGATGACCCTGTTCTAGCAGTGATGATACCTGCGTTCCCTTCTACGCCATTGTCATAGGTAATCTCATTGACCCTACGAAATGTGTTGACGGAAGAGCCTGCTGTAAGACCATTGAAGTCTACTTCTTCTTGTAATCTATTCCAGTTCTCGTCCAGCCCGTCTATAGTAACACTGCCAGTGTCAGAGGCTGAAGTAGAAACTACATAGATAGTCTGAGGAGTGTCTAAGGCTGACCAAGGGTAAAGACCACCAGCAGTCCAAACTGTAGCACTAGAGTTTTGGTCAATATCGTTGTTGAGTCCATTTTTGAACACCACAGAGTAACCGGGGACTTCGTTCTTAGCGATAGAAAACCCGTGGTTCTCAAACTTCTGTCTCGCCCAGCTAGGCATTAGTTTAACTCTCGTGTGATGACCAAAGGTAAGCTACCAGTGTTAGGGAAGGTCTCAACATTACCATCTGAGTAGGTAACTTCAAACTCTACGTAGTACGTACCTACTGTAGCTGTATCCCCTGCCTGCCAATCATATTGAACTACACCATTCTCAGCATCCGTGATAGTCATCTGTCTGGTTAAGACGACAGCCCCACTGATAGCTTTCATGTGCAGCATTACTACAGCAGCAGTGATGTTCACCGGGACAAGATTAACGTCTGACAGTGTAGCCTCAAGGGAAGGAGATGTGTCATTCTGTTTAATTCTAAATGCCATTATGCTACCCTATTTTGGTTATTACTGAAGTCTGCCGTATTGTATGCCTCAGACAGTGTAGCTGTGTTATCTGAGTTAGCTGTGACGGACACAACACGCCTCTTAGAAGAGTTGATTGAGAGCTGACC